AAGCGACCAACATGGGATCGATGACCCCGGTTCTCGTGCCTCCGCTTACCGGGTCGCATCCAAGAACAACCAAGTGCCTGTCCGTTTCAGACGTGATCACTTGAAGGGCTAAGGTAGGAACTTGATTAGCGCCAGATCGACCCGACAGCTCGACTGCTCGAACGCTAACTCCGTTGTTTTCGATCCACTCGTAGATACCAGCTCCACGAGGGTTGATAATCAGGTTTTCACCAAAGTTATCGTGCGTCCACAACCTGAGCTGGTTTACTGCGGAGATGGCGCTTGCAGAACCAAATCCACCAGCGCCCCAAGTGCCGACACCCCAACCGCTGCTAGTAACGTAAGTATCAAGACCAACGTTAATCTGGTAAGCACCCACCACACTGCTGCCACCGTTTCCCGTGTCAGAGGAGTTAGCCGTAACTGTAGCGCCGCTCGTATCTTTTGCAGTAATTTCATAAGTGTTTGTGCCGGTAACCAGAGAGATCTGGTATTCCTGATTTAGCACGGTGTCGGTGATATTTCCACCCAGAGATGCTGCACCACTAAACGTCACAAAATCGTTATTGACCGCCCCGTGGTCGGTGTCGGTTACAGTGATAGTGGAGGAGCCGTCAGTTGCGGCAAATGTGACATCACCTGCCGCCGTAGTCGCCCGAATCGGCGTGACATCGTTAAAAGAGTCACCCTCTTCGATGTAATACTTAAACGTTGACCCGATTCCTAGAAACCGGGTGCCTCCAAGAGAAATCCACGAGTGAAGCGCTCGACCAATACCCTTGAAGTATTCAGAGCCGAGCTGAAGCCAGCCGCCAACTTTTTCGACGCGGCCTTTACGAAACCGGATGAGGTTACCGTCTACCCAGCCGCCTTTGGCCGAATAGTCAGTAGCCTCCTTGTTGATACCGGGCTGAAAGTCAATTTGCTGAAGGGGCATTTTGCCACCCGATCAAGCAAGTCGAATAATTGCGCCGGTAGCCGTAGGGCTAGGGAATACGATTGTAAAATCGCCAGCGGTGCTGGTTTTATCCCCTCCGAAGTCAATCGCCGCGACCGCTTTATCTGAGTCAGTGTCGTTATAAATTAGGCACCCACGCGCCGTAATTGTTGCAGTACCGAAGGTCAGGTCGGCGAAGTCGCAAACCGCCGTGGTTCCTGACGTGGTGGGCGTTACGCTAGTCAACGTGCCACCGCCAGCAGTGTAATTAGTGCCGGTTGCTTCTCCCGTCGTAACGTATGCGGTCGTAGTTGCGCCAAGCGTTGCGCTCGATGAATAAAGCGCCAACTTAAACGTATCGCCAGTTGACGCAGTAAAGTTGTGCGTCGCAACAAGCAATTCCTGCTTGAAGCTAGTGCAAATTGCTGAGGTGATGGCCATCTCTCACAGCTCCTTCATAATGTCCGCCATATCTGCATGACCACTTTGGCGTAACAGATTTGCGAGGGTTACACGATCGCTTTTGATCGCGTTCTTAACTCCCTGCAATATTATCTGATAAACATCGTGTCGGAAAGCCTCAGCTTGCTGCCGAATATGAGGGGCAGCACTGCTGCTGAACCCCACTATTTTATTGGTTATTTGCTCCGCCCAGAACTCAGGGTCATGACCTTTGTTTTCTGTCGTAGAAACCATGACGGTGCCGAGCTTAAAACCTACGTCATCCTTCATCATCCTTTGTACGGCTCCGGGGCTGATGGCATTTCGATGGTTTCAAAACCGTGTTTTCTGGTCATTTCACCCAGCTTAGAAACCGGGAAGACATGCCACTCGTCATTATGCGGCATTGCAACCAGTGGGTCAGATAGCCGGTGATACCCATATAACCGCTCGGTTATCGGCACGTTGCTATCGAGGAGAGAAGATCGAGGGGATGCACCGATCGCAATACCTGCTTCGATACACTTGCATATCCAGAACTCAACGCAAGCCCTGCCAGCTTCTGCAAAATGCAGATTATGCTTATAACTAAAATCAAGGCCAAACAGGTCAATCTGACCAACTTTGTTCCAATAAGCAAACGCAATCGCGTAAGCAACCGTATTATTCATGTACGCGCATTTACTTGCGGTCATGACCTCTGCAAGCGGGTACTCGACGAGCGCAGGGACGCGCTCGTCTAATTCGCAGGTGTAAATTGGTTTGTCGAAAACCGGTAGTTCTCGGCGCATGACATCGGTTTGATTGCCTGCATCTTCACTGTCAAGGAACCGAGACGCCGGGTCCATCATGAAAACACGATCACAAGGAAAGACGGCCAGTGCGCTGTTGATGCACCAGACTTCATCCCATTGCTTGCTGTTTTCTTTACCAATGACGTAATCAATCTGGCTTGCGCCAAGACCGATTAGTGCGATTTTTTTACCTTCTAGCTCTTCAATCCTCTCCATCAAGAAACCCCTGTCCTAAGTAAGTCGTAACGATACTCGTCTCGTGTGTCACGACCTTCGGACAGGTTCTTCATCCTTTGGACCGCAGCCATGAAACGTTGTTCAAAGTTGGCGATCACGTCAGGGGTTTCTTTTAGGAAAATAGCCGCTTCAGCGAGCGTGCCGTATAGCAACGCATCCGGGTAGTCGGTAGAAAGCAGTGTAGTGCCTCCATCCGCTCCCGCCGTCAAAGAAGCTGGGCGATACAAATAATGCAGTTCAACCGAATAATCTGAGTCTGGAACCGGTGACAGTTCGAACGCAGCATCATCAAATTGGCTGTAATACTTGGGACGCCCACGGCTAGTGCTTGTCGGGTCATATTCCTTGAGGAATGAGGGGTGCTTGAACAGCAGGTAGTGATAAGTATTACTATCAATCACCGCCAGACTGAACGGCGCATAAAAATCGCTTGGCGTAGCCAAAAACCGGTTGTTGGTTGATGTTGTTGCCGTAACGTTTTTGCGCTGCTCAGAAAGCTGAACGAGCTTAAAAATCCGCTGCTCACTCTCTTCAATAAACGTGTTCAGATTATCGTTAAAAGTCGTTTCATCGACTTGCAAATAATCTTGCACGGTAGACTTCAGCGTCGCTAAGGTGAAACTCATGACGTGGTTACCTCCACCGTGCCAACACTACACGTTAATCCAAAAGTTTGCAATTCTGTGCCCAAAATACCATTCCCCACGTTGGTATAAACCGTGAAGAAATTATTGTCGTTGCCGTCTGATGACGGATCTGGGCGCGGGTCTTTCAAAGCCTGCGGATCGATCGGCGTCGGTTTCCGCATAAGCTGAGGATGCTTCGGTGACCATTGATCTGGTCCTACCAAATAGCCGTCCCATGTCTTTTTCATATCGCGCAGGCGGTAACGAAAGCCTGTGATGTCACAGATCCCGTAAGCGTGTTTGTTCGATGCGAAAGCCATGGTTAAGCAATATTATAGTTTCTAAGATCAGGAGAAACGCGGAAGCTCGCTCGCTCCTCGTCTTGACTCAGGGCGCGGGTGAACTCTTCCTCGTACAGCCCTTTCAAAAGCTGGACCTTTTCTGGGGCTTTCTTCAAGGCCAAATAATAGGCCAAGCCTGCAACCATGCAAGGATAAAACCGGAAAGGCATTTGCAGAGTGTTCGCGCCTGCGTCAGCATCGTCCATCCTCGTCAAAGTGTTGCAGTAAACCGTATAGGTGGTGTTTTTATCGGGCGCAGGCCATACCGTAATGGTCGGGGTAATCTGCTTGTCAATAAAAAACTGATTCGGCTTGCCAGTCGTTGATTTGGTTGCAAGGTGCGAGTATTCAGCCCGTGACATCCTGCTAAGCGGAATATCGGTTGAAGTGCCTTGAATCGTCTCTCTCACAAACACGTCTAGCACGTCAATCGCTGCCGTGCCGTTCGTTGAATCGATATTGTAAACCGTCTGATCCTTGACCATAGCGATGCTGTTTTGCTGGATGGTCCACTGGTTCAAACCACGGTTTGCCCACTCAGCCAACATAAGATTCATTGAACGGCGAGCAGTGCGCAGGTCATAACCAGTGCGCAGCTCAAGTCCGCAACGCTCGAACGCTTCTTCGACGTATTCCGCTACGTCTGGCTCAAAATCTTTACTCCCGCTTACCGCCATCGTCGCCACCTGCGTATAGGTTATCGAAAACTTGGTTTACATCTAACGTGTAGTCTAAATCAGATTTCGAATAATGGATATGCTGAGAAGGCGCGAAGTCGGGAGCGCCGTCGCCGGTTTCAAACCATGCCGGGTGCGTCACTCGAACCCGGTTGTTAGGTAAGGCCACAATATTCCCGGTCCACTTTCCTGCATCAAGCAGCTCTAAGACATGCGATTGCTTATGTTGAGCAGGATCGTCTGCAATCTCGTTCTCAGCGTAATCAACCGTGAATAGATACTTAGCTGGGTAAAACTCTCCGTCAATTTTTGCCAACCAAGGGCAAGGAGTACAACGATCGAGAGTGTAAACAGCATGATTATGGCTGCTGCAATCCCAAGGCTGAGCAGCCCAGACCGGCATAGGTTCTGGCCACTCTTCAAAAGGCGTGTCACCAACGAGGGCGGTGATTGGCATTCTGGCCCACATCGCACCACCGTGTACGTTTTGCTCGTCGGTGTCATAAGTCTCCGCACCTGTAAATATCACCTGAAAAGACAAACAGCGAGTCGGCATGGTGGTGACCGCTATGGCCATTGCATGCAAGAACTCGCCGTGATACTTGGAGTGATTGTGTGTGTATTCTCTCCTCACCCAGCATTTGAAGTAAGGGATATTACTTTGCAGGTAAGCCACTACTTCTTTTTCTTACCACCAATCGGTCCGCCGCCTTTCATGCCCGGTGCTCTCCCGCGTCGAGGAGCGCCTTGTTGTCTGCGTCTTCGCTTTGCTGCCGCCATATCTCGGTTAGCCATCGCGTTTAGATCGCCATGCTGGGCAGTCAGCCGCTTCAACTCGTCAGGCATTTGGCCGGTGTTTGCAGCATGGCTTTGAGCGCTACGAAGCATTCTTTGTTGAGCTGGGCTGAGACCGCCCGAAGCGCCAGCAGGCGCTCCACCAGTAACTTGGCTGGAAAATCCCGGCTGAGCTTGTGCCATAGAACCGCCTTGGTTCATCTTCTTGACGCGACCGAACAAACCGCTCGTCTTCGAGCTTGGCTTGCGCATACCACCAGTGGACTTCACCTTACCGCCCTTCTTCATGCCTTTGGCTTTCATGGCACCGCCCATCATCATGCCTTTCGTTTTCTTATACATCACCTTCTCCCGAATAAACCAGAGTTACCCGGTTTCTTGTTGATCGAGCCGCCTTTGGCTGCGAATGTTTTTACGTTAGTCGGCTTGCCGCCCACTCCTTGTTTCTTTGCTCTTTTCCTGCGAACCGCGCTTTTCTTCTCTCCTTCCGTCATGCCCTGAGCGGTTGCTAAGGGCACGCACTTTGGATAGGAGCGACCGCTTGCTTTTTTTGACGCTTTTTTTCGGCCACATGGTTGAAATTTACCGTCCTTCTTCTTGGCTCCGATATCAACCCATTTTTCACCGAACCACTTGTCGAGTCCAGACTTAGCCACGAGGCACTCGCACCTGCTTGCGCTTGCTTTGCATCATCGCGCCGCAGCCACGGGGTTCCATGTAAACCGATCCGCCAGTGCTTTTTCGTTGAGCCATGCTTTTGGCGATCGCTTCGCCTCTTGTGCGCTCGTACTTACTGATTCTTCCGTCTTTATTAAGATCGCTTTTCTTGGCGTCGAATTTTTTGTTCATTGCTCCGCCCTCTGCTTTTTTAGCGCCTTTGTAATCGCCGCCCATTCGCTTATATTCTTGAACCATCCAGCCGTTGGCATAAGCGCTCGGATAAACATCAAATTTTGCCTTCGCTTTCGCCTTTGCCTTTCTATACAGGCTCGGGTTAGCAACGTTATCAGGTACTTTGTCAGCCATTAGATCCCAAAGCCTCCACGCATGATGGGTCTAAGTGGGGGCATTTTTTTCGGAGGGGGTGGTGGAACGGTCGGAACCGGAGTAAATACCTTCGGTCCTTTTTTGTCCACACCGGGACCTCTTGCCGGGGTACGAGCACCCTTGGCATCACGCGCCCTCTGGTTTTCGATCATAGCTAGGCGCTCTTGCAAACCGCTTAGGTCGGGCATGCCTCTTTCCTGCAACTCTTTGATGCGCTGCTCAATACCGCTAAGGTCTGGGCCTTTCCTTTCCTCAAGCGCCGAGATACGCGCTAGAACGTCAGGGTCCATAACCGTGCCTCTACCGCCTTGTTGCGCTCTTGCAAGATCTTCGCGTAATTGGTCCATGTTCGGAAGCTCTATACCTTCTTGAACTTGCCTTCTAATAGCATCGACATCAATTTGCTCAGGTATCCTTCCTTGAAGCTCTTTGATTCGGTTTTCTAAACCGGAAAGGTCAGGGCCTTTTCTCGTTTCCAGATTCCGTATGCGCTCTAACACTTCAGGATCTAAAGCAGTTCCGCGCCCTTCAACTTGCGCCAAACGTTCTTGAATGTTGCCTAAATCTGGGACTTGAAACTCAGACTGGATCTGTTGTCGTATCGCATCAACATCTACATTTGGAACATTCAGTCCTTCCTGAATCTGTGCTCTCAGGGCGTCAATATCAATCTGCGGTGCAGCCTGTGCTTTACCTGCTAAATCAGCTTGGGATTGTTGAAGCGCAGCAACACGCTCGTTAATGTCAGCGATATTGAGATCGCCTAGACCCATGCTATCTCGCACTTGTTTCGCAATAGCCTCTGCGTCAAAGCTAGGCTGCGACGGGAGGTTCGACATTACATCCGCTCTAATCGATTCTCGGATGGCATCAAGATCTGGTTTTGCGCCTTCCAGCTCAGCGATACGAGCAAGCAACTGCTCTCTCTCTGATTCGCCAGATGTTCGATACTCTTGCTCTCGTGCCGCTGCTGCCGCTTCTTGGTCAGCAAGCCTTTGGTTCAACTCATCAAACCGGGCCTGCATTGCTGCGTCGGCTTCTGCTTGGGCTGCTGCTTTCGCTTCTGCTTCTGCTGCTCTAGCGGCTTCTTCTGCTTGCCGCTGCTCTTCCATTTGGCTCTGGTAATCTTCGTATTGTTGCTGAATGGCCGGGGCCTGCTGTTGCATTTGACCCACGGCTTCCTCGAACAAGCCACCTCCGCCAGCCGCAGGGCCTCTGAACATATCCATCGGGGAACCGGGGCGCTCCCCCCGATCAAATACGGGGCGATTCATCAAAAAATCACCCATCTGGCTGTATGGGTTATAACCCGCTCCATACTCAGCAATAGAGTCCATCAGATTGCCGTAAGGCGAGTCTTGTAAACCGCTGCCGTATGGTCGGAACAAGTCTCCGATGCCGCCTCTGCTGGGCTGCTCTGGCTCGGGGCTTGGAAATCTAGGCAATTCTGGTGGCAACCGGAATGGAGGCCCTAAATCAATCGGAGGTCTTCCGGGGGGCCTTGGTGGCCTCGGCATCGGTTGATAAATTGGTCCTTTGTCTGGCATGGGACCACGGCGCGGTGTTCTTCCGAACTTATCGCGCATACGCTCAAGCATGTCTTGAATGTTGCCGGGAGGTAAAGGTCTGCCCGGTGAGCGCTGTGGCGGCGGTGGCGGAGGGTTTGTTCCGGGGAAAGGATCACCCGGTAAGCGCCCCTCCCGCCTAAAATATTCTTCAGGTGATGGCATTCCCGTATTTTCGGGAGGAATGAAGGGAATATAATCCTCTCCCGGCACAGGACGATTTTCATAGAACTCTATTGGCGCGGCAAAGCCAGATCCTCCTGAGCCATTCGGCTGCACCTGACGATCATAAAAATCTAAAAAGCCACCCGTATCGATCATCCTGTCATCTTGTACGGCAGGTGCCCTTCGAACCGGAACGGGTGCAGGTCTTCTCATCTTCATAGCATCACCAATTCTTACAAGACCAGTACCGAGCGGTCAGCTTATTTTTGGCACCGGCTTTATCGCAACCGTGTCTGGCTCTAAAGTTAGCTCTGCGCTCTGGGTTGCTTTTTTTGATTTTCATGTTTGGATCGCCGTAACGAACCAACTTAATCTCATCGCCTTGACGCGCCAAGACAGCAAACTTTTTCGGTTTACCCGGAGTGCGCTTTGGCTTATTGAACCCGGCGAACGATTCACCTCGATAAGTGATTCGTCCGCCTTCGGTTCTTTTTGCGTCTTTAGATCTGGCCATTAGTCGTACTTTTTGATCAGTTCCAAAATGACTGTGTAGGTGTCAGTGTTGCTTGCACCAATCGTGGTAAACACGATGTCTCCGGTCTTACCAGCACCCGCGTTATTGGGGATGCCGGTAAAATCAGAGTAATCGTGATAACCGTTGCTGTCAGGAGAAAGTCCGATAATCAACGTGTCAGCAGTAGCGTCGTTCAAAAGCTCGACACCCATACCAACACATTGCCACCATATCTTTGCAACAGAAACCTCTGTGCAAGCATCTCCCGCAGAGTTTGAGCTAAGCGCAGATACGTCAACCTTCACAACCGCGCTTTCACCAGTACCGTCAGAGATATTGGTGAAGCGCATGACGGCCTTTCTTTCGCCGTCTTGTATGGTTTGGCTTGTTACTGAATCAGCCACGGCGACCTCCTATTAGGCGTTGTTGATGCCTTGGATGTACTCAACCGTTACGTAACCAGCACCAGAAGTTCCAGCAGAAAAATCAATGTAGATGGGAAGATCCGCAGTACCAATATCAACCCAAGTGTCCGCATCCGTAATCGTGCCATCAGCACCATGATGAATTACGTTAGCTGCGGTTCCTGCCGCCAAAGCAGTGAAAAGCTCAGTAGAGGTTGCAGACGTGCCCATCGAGATGTTCGCAGCATCACAAGCTGTTGTGATGTAGATAATAATCTCGGTGATTTGGCTGTTTGCTGGAACGACGATACCGGTATCGGCAGCAGTCGTAGATTGCGTCCACGATGCAGTTTGAGCAGTTTTAACGAAACCAACGTTTTTAACGTCAGTGCCTACTGTGGTTCCAGTGCTGTGTTTGATGGTTCCTGATTTAATAGGACCAGAAAAAGTGGTAGTAGCCATTGGTTATCTCCTGTCTTGGCTAGTGTCAACCGCCCCATGCGGTTGTCAGGGATAAATTGATATTACAGAAAAAAGAAAGGGGGCAAAAGCCCCCTTTTTTTAGGCTCCTTGAGAGCCGTAGATGCCTCTCCAATCTGAGAAACCGAACGAATAACGCTCTCGCGCCTTATATCGCAGGTTGCCAGTTGAAAAGTCAGGCTCCATTGATGTTTCCATGCCTGTGCGCTGGAACATCTTCAGGCCTTCGCCTTGCTCAGTGACAGAAGTCAACAAGAAGAACGCATCGGGGTCCGTCAGGTAGTGGTTCACAGTGTAACCACCGGGAAGTACGCCCGTGTTCTTGATTGCGTTGACATCATTGTCAGCAGTTCCTGATCGCAGCGGTGAATTCAAGATTCGATCCGCAACGAAGACGAGCTGAGGTGGAACGACGAGCTTGGTAGCTTGTACCGAAATCGTCAAACCGCGATCGTCTGTGAACGTGCTGATGTCAATCAAAGCGTCCTCAAGAGAAGTCTCGTTGAGGTCTGCCATGGTCGTAGCTCGGTTAGCAGCAGTGCCGCCACCTGCCAGTGGGTGAGCAGTGTTGATCAATGACACTCCATCTCCGCCCGTGAAAGAGCCAGAGAAAGCGTTGTTCAAGACATCTGCACCTTTGATCTCTTTGGTGTTAGCCATAGATCGGGCGAGAGCCTTCACATATCGCTTACCAAGTGAGTCATAAAGGTTATCTTCCACTGCTTCATCAGTCAGAGAAAATGCCAAGGCAATGGTTTCATGCGTATAACGTGCTGAATAACCTTCAGAAGCGTTATCGAATTGAACACCTTGACCTTCAGTTTTTACAGGCGCTGAACCAAATCCGGTGATCAGAACCTCTTCCTCGAATGCACGCTGAGAATCTTCTATAGCAAAGATTTCCTCATACTCACGATCATAAGAATCGTAAGACATCCCGAAGAGGCTGTTTAAACCCGGCTCAAGTTCCTTCGCCAGTTGTGCGCGTGAAATCGCCATGTTTTAGCCTCCTTATGCCAAGCCAGCCGACTTCACACCAGCGATATGGTTCTGAATCACAACCATCACATTGGTGTTAGCGCTTGCTACGTCATCGTTATCAGGATCTTGAGATATATCGATTGCTTTCAACGGCAAAGTGGTCGTTGTAGCACCAGTTGTTACATCAAGCTCCACATTTGAGCGGCCTGAAGACGTGTCACCAGTTGTTGCCTGATCAACAATGTCAAAATTGCCAAACAGGTCAGCAACAGGGAACGTATCATCGGCTTGTACTTCGAAAACTACATTAGGGTCATCGACTACAAACGCAATGATGTCTGCGGCTGCGACTGAACCGGGGTAGTAGTTCTTGAAGACCTGCTCACCGGTTGTGGGGTCTGTATATTGACACCCGTTAAACACCCCGACTACGGGGACAGCGCTTCCTGCTGCGGCTCGTTCGATACCGCCACCGGTTACTTGCTTCACGAGGTCGCCTTGAAAGACAACGCCGCTATAACCAGAGGCAATTCGATATCGACTTTGGCCACCAGAATAGGGAGCACCACCCATCATACGAGAGGGGCGTAATCCAAAGGCTGCATCTTTATTAGCCATTTAAGGACTCCTTTTTTACCTTCTGCCAAAAGTTACTTGGGAGTCTCGCTGGGGGTCATACTTCACGTAACGGGCGTCGCCGCGTGTCTCGTTAAACATAGTGTTATCGAGCGCATCTTTGGCTTGTTGAGTTTTGGTTTGATAGTAATCATTCCGCTCTTCGACCGTTTCGATAGGAATTTTCGCCAGCAATAATCCCTCGTTGTAAATGACTCCAGCATGCCTGCCGTTATCCATCGTGGGAAGTTCCCACTCTGGAGGGAGATCAGAACCTTTAACCAGTTCCCATCCTTCCCGTAAACGGCGACTAACGTTAGCTCGATCCTCTTGTCCCAACATGCTTTCCCGAATCCACCGGAAGGTGTAACCGGGAGGTGCTGGGGGAGTTTCTAACTTACGAACTGGACGCCATGGTCTGCGTCGAGCCTGTTTATCGTGTGTCTCGGAATCACGCGAAGCGCGAGCTTTATTCGTTTCAGCCATTATTAACTTGCCTCCCTTGCTGCAATTTTTTGCTTTTCTGCTGCCACTCTTTTCAACCATGCCTCTTCAGACATATTGTGTGGCTTCAGGCCACGGAGACGTTCAATTTCTGACTTAGAGAATGAAACGCCACGCTTGTTGCCTCGTGTTTGTTGCCGACCAGCAGGGCTGGCGGAAGCGACTCTTTGCACG